TACATATTCCCAAATCCTCCTTCTGGTAATTCTCCTACGAATCTGTCGATGTACCATTCTAAGGCAGACGCGTGATCTTGTTTTATTTGTTCACCTGAATTCGGTATACCTCCAATTTCTTTCTCAGTAACAGATAACTTATTCCAAGTCTTATCAGGACGATTCATAGAATATGCTCTGTAACCCCTTTTCTTTAAATGGTACAATAATCTTGGTTTGTTATTCTCTGCTAATATTGGCATACCATAAAATACAATTGCCATTAGAATATCTTCAAAGAATATCTCAGCAGTTGGTGGTCTAGAGATATACTCTAAAAAGAAGGTGTGAGGCGGTGCGTTTTCCATACTGAATTTAGTAAGTCCATGCAATGCGCCATTCGATCCTCCTCCTCCAACTACTCCGGATATATCATAACTATCACACCCAAATGCTCCAACATGAACATTTCCAGGGTGTTTATTTCCATTCTTTATAATTATTTTGTTTTGTAAATGCGCATCTGGTACCCAAGATAATCTAAATCTCCCTTTCGGATTAGGATGCCATTCTACTATAGTGTCTTTGATACCATTCTCCCATTGGAAGTTACCTTGTGTAACTAATCCTTGGTACTTAGTACCTTCATTATAGTCTATTTGAGAATATAATTTGGTTAAATTGAATAAACTATTTTTAGTTTCATCACGAAATGCATGCTCTACTGATCTTGGATATTGCCTGTAGAATTCATTTAGACCATCTTGATCATCTTTTAAACCATCTACTTCATTCTCCCAATGCTCAATTACTCCTATTTCAATTATTGATCCGTCGAGAGCAATAATTGGTGTTTCTGGGGAATCGAAGACCGGATGTCCATAAGAATCAATGAATCCTTCGAAATTCCACTCCATAGGAATGAATAAAGAATAGAGCCCAGAGCTTGTCTGTCCGTTGCGATTTCGTTTGGAGACATCTGACTGCGTCCATAATTTTTTATAATTGCTTCCACCTTTATCTAATGCGTTTGCGGTAGATCCCATCATACATTTTCCAATGATACGACTACCAAGACGTAAACAAGTTTTTGTTACACGCCAGTTATTTAAGATATTATTTGGTTTCTCCCATTTGCCAGACTCATCGTGTACTAATAATCTTAATTTTTCCCCATCATAACTGTTGTCACCCGTGTTTTTCCAGTCAATAGTTGTATCAAGGCCTTCCATAGAATCCATCATCTCTTGTTCAGGATTGACACCACCTTTAGCAACTAAACCTTTCTTAGTTAACTTTGTAGCAGGTACTCTATAGGCTAATTCTGTTTTCGGACGGTCCATACCATCCTGGATTGGTTTAAAGTAAAATGGGTAGTTAATTGAAATAGGTACCACTTTATCGGTAAACATCTTTTTTGCATCAGCCCCTGTCTTAGATAAGATACCTAAACGCGCATCTCCAAGTTGTGTCCCTTGATGAACTGTTTCACCTGAGGCCATAAATGAAAAACCAGAACGTCTGTTCTTTAGATAATCCATTCCGTAACACCTTGGATCAGCTTTACATGCTTCCCAGAATAAATAAAACAATCTGTTTGACTCCCTAAAATCTGCTCTACCAACATCAATCTTTGAGTGTTGTAAATAAACCCAGTGACTCCCAGTGATATAAGTGTCTACTCCATTATTTTTAAACCAGAACCCGTCTGAGCGGTTCTCAAACTGCTCCTCGATATGGGCCACCCACCGCTCTTTAAAGACGTCCGGTTGTCTTTCCCACTCGAATATGTTCTTAATCCTAGAAAGTTCCTTAGGTTCTTCCTGTGCGACCCAGCGTTGATCTTTTACAATAGTTGTGTCCTTGTTAACAACCTTGGGTGCTTTTGGTAAAGCAATTACTAATCCCTGGATATTATAGATCTCACCAATCGTGCCATCTTTACTGACGATAATAACATCGTGATCTTTGTTGTACCCATACTCCCACTTCTTAGACCTATTAAGTCTACTAATCTTTTTAGCAGGTATTGGAGTAACTACTGAATATAGTGTTTGCTCATATTTTACCATACCTTATTTCTTTTTCTTGTGTCTCTCAGCGAAACCTTTGTAGTTAGCCTTAGCTTCAGGTTCCACTTCATTTATCACATCCTCTTCCGATTTGATCCTAGACAAAATTTCAAAGGCGTCAAAGATAGCCAACTTCTTTGCAGCAGCAGCATTCTTTAATTTCTCAGCGGAAAGCTCTTCGCTATCCATTACTAGGGTTTCTACCCCCTCTTCAGTAACTGTGCGGCCATCATTAGAAATAATAGGGGCTTCCGCCACCTTAATTAGTTCTTCAACTGCCTGCATTCCAGCTGCTATTATTCGCAACTTGATTCCCTTTGTGTCCATTATGTATTGTTAGATTATATGATAAAATTCGATATACTTTCTTCCCGTCCACATTAAACTCAAACTCGCTACTTGGTGTGAATGCAACAATGTCGTCATTCTTAAGAGATTTTTCCAGTGGATCTGGATATGCTACGATCCCCCATAATGGCAACTCAGTTGTGCCTTGGAGTGATCTTGTTTCTTTTATTGGTTGGACAAAAGTAAAACCTGGGAGTGCTTCCCAACCATTACCTTTGTCTACCATATATACTTGGTCTGCAGGACATAAATAAGTATCTTCATCAAAGTAAGCCTTGCTATTCTTTTCTGCGCCTCTTACATCTCTGAATCTTCTGAAAATATTATGGTGGACTAATACTTTGTGTCCTACCTCAATTCCAGATTTATTCCCAAGAAGGGGGCAACTCAATACTATAGCTTCACGATTCACAAAATGGTGATTCTGCATTTCAGTATTAAGGATTAACCCTGTCTCACTTGTGTTATTATACCTTTTACCTGCTGGAGTAATTAAAAAGTCATGTACACTTTTCATTAGTCAAAGTCGATGTTATATTCAATTGCGATCCCCATATTCTTATTAAAGGTTTTCCATTCCTTTACTTCGGAGAATTTTCTAATTAAAATTACATATCTATCGGTTAATTCTATGATATCTTCTATCCTGTGACCACCATACACTTCCTGACCGACAGCGTAGTGCATGGCATTATTTTTATAATCGGTCCCTACACTAATCTTTCGTATTAGGCTCATCTTCTTGCGTATCTATAGGTCCATCCGGTACTTCTGTGTATTCACCAGTAGAAGCATTGATCTGAATTTTACCGTATTTGAATTCTACTTCACCTTTGAATTTTTGGAAAGAAGCGTTTACATCCGTGTAAGCGTTTAACCCAGCTTGTTGTTGGATAGCAGCTTCTGATATGTGCCCGCGTAATTCTTGTAATTTTGCTAAAAACCCTTGAATAGTTTCTAGATCTTTTTGATCTAATTTAGCTACTTCTGGGATAAGTTGTTTAACTACTCCTTTTGCTGCTGTTGCTTTTTGTTTTGCCATTTTAATAAAATTTTATATGATTAAGTTCTTCTAGTTATTAATATCACGCTGATTCTCCCTTTCCTAAATACTACTATGTGAAGTCCCTGGTTATAGTAAGTGTCGCTGTAGGGAATGTGTCTATTGTTGTAGAGGCAATTCTTAACCCTACTGTAATTGTAGCAGTTCCTGTAAAACCGGACACAACTGTATAAGGATTTCCACTAAAAGGATCTGCATCCCATAAAGTCCCTGGCCCACCAACGGTATTATAAGTTTTTGTCGACCCAATTGCCACGGTATTTGTCCCTTCTTTCACAGTAGCGATTGACCCCGTACTAGTTTGACTTATATATGTAAACTCTATCTGAAACCCTTGAAAAGCTGTTGCACTATCTATTACAAAATTATTACCTGAAACATTAAATTGTATTACTGCCGGCGCTGCTCCATAGTTCCTAAAATTCAAAAGATTATTTTTACTACCTGAATAACTTGGGTCAAAACTTCCTGCAACCGCATCAGCAAAACAATCTACTAAATCATCCGTTGTTGGATTAATCTCAGTCACTACGTCTTGTAGTGAAAAAGTTGTTGTATTTGGTACTGCCATTATATTCCTGCTTTATTTAATCTTGCTTCTAATTCCGCAATCTTAGCTATTAATAAATCGATATATGCTACCGACTTCATCCCCTCATTGTCTGTTCTCACAAATTCTGGATGAGCCTCTTCTAATTCCTGCGCTATTACTCCATACCTATTCTGACCTTTTTCAGAATTTAATTCAAATGTTTTCCAATCTACATTAATATGTTTATTATCTAC